TCGGTGAGGACCCATACTTCTGTGTTGCTGAATATTTAAAGACAGATGAAGGAATTACTGTTTTGAAAATGTTAGAAAATAACTTAGATTTGTAACGTAGTTTTTCATGGTTCACATAGATAGATGATTAAAAATGGGGGTGTAATAACACCCTCTTTTTTTTTGTTTATATTTGTAAAAAGACTAGAATGATCAACTCAGTTAGAAATACCGTATTGGCAATTCTGAACAAGAATAATTACGGATACATCTCACCTTCTGACTTCAACCTGTTTGCCAAGCAGGCACAGCTAGAAATCTTTGAAGAGTATTTTTCTGGGTATAACGACTTGATTAACAAGGAGAATGCTCGTGTATCTGGTACAGATTATGCTGATCAGAAGAAGGCATTAGAAGAAGCAATCGAAACGTTTGTAGTTACATCAACACTTACTCAAGTTGCTCCAGCGACAAATAGATTTTATCTGCCATCGGTTACTACGACTGGCTTTGATTACTTCATGATTAACAAGGTCTTGTGTTACGATGCATCTGGTGTTACTAGAGTATTCAAGGCTGAGGCTGAGAAGGTTACACATGGAAAAATTACACTGCTAGTGAACTCTAACTTGACTGCGCCTACGGAGAACTTCCCTGCGTATACTCAAGAGGGTAGTATACTAACGGTATACCCTACGACAATCAACTTGGCTAACGAGGTGGATGCCAATTACATAAGATACCCTAAGGACCCTAAGTGGACGTTTACTACGTTGACTAATGGCGAGCCTGTGTTCAATCAATCTCCAGGGCTGGGATACCAAGACTTCGAGTTACCTATCGAGGACGAGATAAAATTAGTTTCAAAGATTCTTCAGTACGCTGGTATGTCTATTCGTGAGATTGAGGCAGTGCAGTTTGGTGGTGCTGAGGAACAAAAACAATCTGTATAATCATGGCATACATCACTCAATATCAGTATTACGAAAACGGTGGAAATCAACCAGTAGATAAGAACTGGGGGTCCTATCAGTACGTTAGCCTTCAGGATATTGTCAACAACTACTTGTTGATGTACGCTGGCAACCATTCTTTGGTAAATAACGAGGAGCGGTATAAAATTCTATTCCATGCTAAGAGAGCAATACAGGAACTAAACTACGATGCATTTAAGCAAATAAAAGTTCTTGAATTAACTGTTGACGATACGCTGAAATATATCTTGCCATCTGACTACGTGAACTGGGTTCGAGTTAACCTATACAGAGATGGCTACTTGAGACCACTTACTGAGAACATTCAGGTGCTGTCTGCTAAGGCTTACTTGCAGGATCAGACAGGGAAGATTCTTTTTGATCAGCAGGGTAATGCATTGTCTCCTGAGTATTCAGAGATTGACTTGCAGAGATTGGCTGGTACCAAGAAGAGTATATACTTGAATCCAGATAGCCGTTACGATGGCGAAGAAGGATGGGACTTGGGTGATGGCAACTGGTGCTTTGAGTATGGACTAGGACAGAGATATGGTCTTAATACTGAGACTGCCAACTTTAATCCTACGTTTAATATTGATACCAAGAGTGGTGTGATTAACTTCAACTCAGACATGTACGGTCAGTCAGTTATCCTTGAGTACATATCAGATGGTATGGAGAATGGTGATGACTCAATTATTAGCGTGAATAAATTGTTTGAAAAGTTTATTTATGCGTACATTACGTATGAGATTCTAAACGCTAAGCTTGGAGTTCAAGAGTACATTGTGAATCGTGCAAGAAAAGAGAAGACTGCACTATTGAGAAACTCTAAAATCAGATTAAGCAACATTCATCCGGGTAGACTATTGATGAACCTACGTGGTATGGACAAGTGGTTGAAATAATATGGCGAATATTACTAGGAATTTCATAGCTGGCAGAATGAATAAAGTCGTTGATGAGCGACTTATTCCTGATGGAGAGTATATCGATGCTCTTAATGTTCGCATGGGTTCTACTGAGAACTCAGAGATTGGTGTGATTGAGAACACTAAAGGGAACACCAAACTAACCACGCTAAAGTACATTAATGGAACTGCTCTTAGTACATCCGCTAGATGCATAGGAACGATTACTGATAGCAGCAAGGAGACTGTATACTGGTTTATCCATGACTCTAACTTTGGTGTTGGAGCCACTGGTAAATTGGACATGATTGTTTCATTCAACGTGTACAATAATATACTAACGTACCACGTTATTAGTATTAATGATGGTGGTGGGGATAATACCACGCTGAACTTTAACCCAGGCTATTTAATTACTGGTGTCAACATTATTGACAACCTGTTATTTTTTACTGATGACTACAACCCACCACGGGTAATTAACCTAGATAAGAACTATCCAGATCCTGTAGGCAACATTGACCAGTTTAGTGCTGAGTCTATTCTTGTTATCAAGAAGCCACCAGTTGAGTCTCCTAGTGTTGAACTTATCAATACTGGTAATGAAGAGAACTACTTAGAGAGTAGGTTCATTTGCTTTGCTTATCGGTATCAGTATGAGGATGGTGAGTACTCGGCTACATCTCAGTGGTCTGCTCCTGCTTTTGAGCCTAAAGCTTTTGACTTTAGCATCAACAGCTACTTGAATGATGGGATGCAGAATAAATTCAATACTGCAATTGTAACGTACAATACTGGTGGTCCACTAGTGAAAGGTATTGATTTGTTGTTTAAGGATACCACAACTAATGTCATTAAGGTCATTGAGAAGCTTAACAAGGCTGACCTAGGTCTGGTTGATAATAAGAACGAAAAATTCACATTCACAAATAGCAAGATATTCACTATCCTTCCGGAGAGTGAGTTACTTAGACTATTTGACAACGTGCCATTGCTTGCTAAGGCTCAGACTATTATGGGTAATAGGCTAATGTATGGCAACTACGTTGAGGGATACGACATGTTAGATGAGAATGGTAATCCAGTACAACTTGATTATAGCACTGAGCTAATATCAGAAGATATTGGAATTGCTCAATTACCAAATACACTTGCAACAGGTACCTATAATTTTGGAGTTACTCAGACAATTAATGATTCAGTTGTTTATATAGATTTAGGATCTGTAGATTTGGTTGAAGGTTCATCTATAAATGTTGAGCTAAGATTTGATCACGATTCATTTGCTGGTGATACTCCATTCCCTACAGAAACAACTGACAATATTTCAATTACGTTCTTATTTACTTTACCTACAAATTATAATTCTGTATATGAACTTGCAACCAGCGTAGAGTTTCAAAATGCAGTAGGTGATTTAGCAAATATACAGCCAGTAGCTACTTCTTGTAACGGTGTAACGCTTACTGATCAGTCTAATTGTGCTATCCCAAATAATCTAGATGCACTTATTAAGTATCAAAGTGGTATTAGTGCATCTGGTCAGGGCATAGGAATAATTACATCTCCTGCTAGTTCATCAATTGGCTTTCAGTTGTTGACAATGAGATATGTAAACAATACTACTACACCTACATTTAATGTGTATGAGTACTATTCCATATCTTATGTAGATGCATTCTATCAAAAAATAAACTCATCAAGAAGCTTACATAGCAACAGAGGTTATGAGATTGGCATAGTGTACATGGATGACTTCAATCGGTCAACTACTGCATTGGTTAGTTCAAACAATACTGTTAACGTACCATGTTCCGCATCTGATACAAAAAACTCTATTCAAGTTACAATTCCTATAGAACAAAAGCCCCCATATTGGGCCACAAGATACAAGTTTGTAATTAAGCCAGATGAGGAAAATTACGACACAATATATACTAGTATATACTTTAATGACCCTCTTACTAACAATGCATACTTTCTTTTAGAAGGAGAGAATGCTAGAAAAATTGAGACTGGGGATAGACTTATTGTAAAGGCAGATACTGATGGTCCAACAAATACCTGTACGTATGCTACAGTACTTGAGAAAGAATCTAAGGCTTCTGACTTTATTCAGATACCAAGTGAACTAGATCCTAACGTTGATATTCCTGTTCCATCAGGTGTTTATATGAAGATTAATCCTAATAACTTTTCAGTTGTTGTGGATGAGCTTGCTTTAATTGCTCCTGGTACTATTGAGGCTGAGGAAAATAATCCTGGAGATTACCCTGTATTACAATACCCAATGAATAGATATGATTCAGTATCTTCTTCATGGGTAGATTATGATGTTCCAGCTGGTAGTCGTATCAGAATGAAGATTGAGTTTGAAAGGCTTGGAGCTGGTCAAGGTAATGGAGATTGTGGAAGACGTATATATACTCTTGAGAAAGAATTCATTGCATCTGAATCATATAACAATATGAAAGACTGGTGGGATGGAGACAATGTGTTTCAAGTATTAGATGATGGTACATCAGAGTTAGGAGCAGGACAAAATCCTATTGAAAATGTTTATGATGATTCGCTTGCAACTGGATCTATATCAACTGCTATACCATCGATTGACAATGAAACTAAAAACTATTACAGATTCTATCAATACCCAAGTACTCCTGGTCCAAACAAGGATAAGATTGTTCTTTTAATATCTGGAACAATTAGATGTAATGGTGCTACACAAAAGAAAAAAAGAAGATCAAGCGTTACTGCAACATTTGAGGTATTCAGAGCTGATACTACGTTGATATTTGAAACTGAGCCATCAAATGCATTGCCAGACGTATTCTTTGAAAATGAATTATCATTCCCTATTATCAATGGTTTCCATACTGGTAATGTCCAAACTCAAACAGGAGGCCAGCCAGCTATAATAGATACTAAATTCTTTAACTGCTTCTGCTTTGGAAATGGAGCTGAAAGTTATAAGATACGTGATTCAATTGTAGGAAGGACATTTAATTTAGGAACAAGAGTTACATCTGTAGCTGCTCAGGACTACCAGCAAATCAGAAGGTTTGCTGATATAACCTATAGTGGTGTGTATAACTTCGAGTCAAATGTTAATAAGTTAAACGAGTTCAACCTTGGCCTACTTAACTACAAGTACCTTGAGGTTGCATTTGGACCTATCTATATTCTAGATACAAGGGAGACTGATATACTTGTGTTGCAAGAAGATAAGATATCTTATGTGCTTGCTAGTAAGAACTTGATATCCGACTCTGCTGGTGGTGGTGCAATATCATCTGTTCCAGAAGTTCTTGGAACTCAAATAGCTAGACTAGAAGACTTTGGAATTAGTTTCCACCCAGAGAGTTATGTTCAGTGGGGTCCTGATAGATTCTTTACTGATGTGAAACGTGGTGCTGTACTCAATCTAAAGGGTGACCAGTTGATTGTGGTATCAGAGTTCGGTATGCGTACATGGTTTAGAGATGAGTTCATTGAGTCATTCAATACTCAGAAACTAGGTGGCTACGATCCGTATCTAAATGAATACGTTTTGACTACAAACTCTGAGGAGTTACCTAGACCACTAGAGTGTTTGGCTTGTGGAGTATCTCAAACGTTTACTATACCTGATGGGGATACCTTTACTTACTGCGTTGACTTAGGTCAGCCTGTTGGTACAACAACCATTAACTACAGTGTACCTGCTGGATCTACTGCTCAATTTACTATATCAGTAACTTATGATGGTACTACTGAGACATCTGGTCTTGTGAGTGCATCTGGAAGTTTGCAGTTTGAGAAGGACAAGAACAACGTAAATGTAGCGACTATTACTATTGTTGCTAGCGATCCTCTTGAAATTACTGTAGTGCCTAACTGTCCTGTTAAGGAGACTTTAACTATTGTGAGAGTTACATTGACTAGCGTTGTTGACTCAGGAAAGACAATTCATAATGAATATAGATATACTGATGGGACCTATGTGTCACCATTGCAATCTACTTTTGTTACCTTTGCTGTAGATGATTCAAGCCCGGTGGTATCTCAGTATGATACAGTATCAGGTCCTCAAGGATTTGGAGGTATACCAACAGATGGGTCTAGCCTTAAGATGATATCGAATAAGATTGTACCGGATACATTTGATTTTGTATTAGGTCAAGACAAGTTTAGATATCTTCGTAGCAATACGCTTTATGCAAACAATCCTGCTGGGATATCTTCATTGCTTGCAGCATCTACAGTAGTTGCTCCAATCACAGGAGGATCAGGAGTTTATTCAGGATCATTCACCGTTCCTAGTAGCGGTCAGTACCTTTACTTAATTTGGGATTATAGAAATTCATTACCACTAACACTATGCTATTCTGCGACAACAACTCAGGATGCATGCTGTGGATGCGATTAATATGGCAACATCAGGAACATTTTATTTAGACGCACCATCACTTAGTACCGCTACGGTGGTATACTCAAATGCAGCACTGACAACAGTTGCTCCTAATGGGTTTTATTCTGATGGATCAATTGTAAGAGAGCAGGTATCTGGAGTATTATTACCATCAGTTATTTGCCCTGCATGTTCAGTTCCATGTGGTGAAAATATTAATGCTAGTGGGGCTCAGGGTATATACTATTTAAGTACACAATTAGGTACAGCTACTGGTGCTGTTGTTATTAGATTTAATCCACAGACTGTACCAGATGGAATACTTGCAGTTTATGATGGAGATATATACAATGGAGTATCTTCTCCTACATTTGGTTGGCTTCAGGGAACAGTAGGACTACCAACTTATATAGGTGCAACAAGTGGAGACTGCGGAATAGTTGCAGGATCTCCGTACACTTTGAATGAGTTCCAATACAATGGGTCTACATTCGCTTCATTAGGAACAACCACAAGTGTATCAGTATTGTCAGGTCAATTAGACTTTACTGCATCTCCTCCTGGTAATACTGTAATGGTAATACCAAAGACTGCTGCCGCTCCAAGTATATTGGATCTTACTTTAATAGGGCCATGCGTTGCTACTATATTTGACATATCTGTTGCTTGTCCAGTAGCATTACCATCTTTTGCTTCTAGTACAGTAAATGCAAATAGCACAGCAGCATGTGCTGCTACTGTGAATCAGACATACTACGTAGCCTATGTTACTGGTGGATCAGGAGTTCTTGGATTGTATGACTTGGTGTTTAGCGATGCCAATGGAGAATTTAAATTAGGGGCTGGATACTATAATACCACTGCTGCTGGGACTAATGAATGGTTTCAAGTAGACTCTAACGGTGTTATTATTGCATTCGGTGATTGCTTGTATTCTCAATTCGCAGTTTACTTCGATGTAACAACAGCTCCTAATACATTTGGATGGGCTAGTTCAGTAGCTGCTTGTGCAGGAACAGGTACACCTTTGACAGTATATATTGTAGGAACAGAAGCATCATTATATGATGTGTTCCTTGCAGGTAAAGTGCTATATACAGATCCAGGGCTTACTACACCATTGAATGGTAATAATACACACTATAAGACTGTATCAGCTCCAGCTTCAGGACAAACTTTATTAATTGATGGAGTTGGAGTAATTTCAAACTTTGGAGGACCTTGTTAAGATATGGCAAACTACACACTATCATATAGCGAATCAAGTCAGGGGTGGCCATCGTTCTACTCCTTCATTCCAGACTACATGGTTGGGATGAATAACTACTTCTATAGTTTTAAGGGAGGTAACTTATATCGTCACAATGTAAATGAGACTAGAAATAATTTCTATGGAGTAAGCTATCCGTCTCGAATTCAAAGCGTGTTTAACACATCGCCTCTTGAGAATAAGATATTTAAGACCATTAACCTAGAAGGGAACCAGAGTTGGGCAACACTTGCTGAGACTGATATACAGACTTCTGGCTTCATCGAAGCAGCATGGTATGAGAAGAAGGAAGCCTCATGGTTTGCGTTCGTTAGAAACGCTGGTACGGTGCCTGCGCAGCCTTCAGAGTATGCGCTTAGATCCGTGAACGGGATTGGCCTTAGCCAGAACGTAACTGGTTCTGCATCTGCATTGAACGTGTCATTCCCTATCAGCCCAGACCTAACTGAGATTGGTAGCATTGTAAGTGTTGGGGACTACTTATATTATAGTTTGCCATCTACGTATAGCACACCAATATTATGTGGTCAGATTACAAGCATTGTGGTTGACTATCCGGCAGGGAATAACAGGATAGTTGTGAATGCATCAATAGCTGGTGGCAGTGTTCCACCTATAACTACGCCATTCTTTATGTATATTAAGGGGTCCGTAGCAGAGTCACATGGGGTATTAGGCCACTACTGTGTATTCACATTGGAGAACAATAGCACTACTAAGGTTGAGCTATTTGCAGTTGAGTCAGAAGTAATGAAAAGTTATCCTTAAATTTGCATATATGGGAATCTTAGTAAGGGCTCTAAATGCAAATGACTACGATGAAATCCTAGTAGGATGGTGGAATGATTGGGGGTTTGATGCTCCTAGTAGAGACTTCTTGCCTCAGGATGGGGCTGGAGGTCTTATTGTATTTGATGGGGATGATCCAGTGTGTGCTGGGTTTATGTACGCCACCAACTCAAAGGTTGCTTGGATAGAATGGATAATATCTAGCAAGACTTACAGAAAGAAGCCAACAAGAAGAGAGGCAATAGATTTATTGATTTATACCTTGACAAATATCTGCAAGAATAAAGATGTAAAATACGTGTACTCAAGTAATGATAATAAAAATTTGATAGACTGCTTTACTAAAAGTGGGTTTAAAAAAGGTTCAACAAATTTAACAGAGTTAATAAAAATATTTTGATATGGGACTAGCGGCATCATCTATAGTTGCAATAGCCACTTCGCTTGGTAGCGCAGGTGCATCATTTACTCAGGCTGGAAAGCAAGCAGGTCTAGCTAAGAAAGCTAAGGCTGAAGGAGAACGAGCATTTGAAGAGGCTAAGAAAAATCTTGAAGTAAACTTTTACGAACAACTTGGTATACAAAAAGAAGCCTATGAGTTAGAACGTGAAGCTATGTTGTCTTCAGGTGCTCAAGCTATTCAGGCTGGAGTAGAAAGCGAAAGAGGTGCTGCTGCCACTGCTGGTAGGGTTCAACTTGCACAGCAACAAGGACAAAGAGAAATTGCTGGAGCAATGGCTAAAGAACTAGCTGGCCTTGAATCGCTTACTGCTGAGGAGCAGTCAAGACTTGCTGCACAAAGAGCTGGGCTTGATTTAGCAAGAGCCGAAGGATCTCAAGCAGCAGCAGCGCAAGCTCAAGCCATTCAGGCTGCGGCTATAACTGGAGGATTCCAAGGATTAGGAAGTGCAGCACAATCATATCTTCAAGGAAAAGAATTGTTCAAAGCAGAGCAAGGACAAAAAGAATTAGAGAGACTGAAGAAAGAATACGAAAGAGCTGTAGCTGATGGTATTATAGGTAGTAAATTTAAAGATCCATCAACTGGTCAAGCTCTTCCATTTAACTTAGCAATATCAAAATTGTCAGGATACGGGACAGATTTGTCTAAGGTACCTACCATGGATGATTTAAGAGCTACTGATTTCTTGACTGATAGAGCAGAATTACTTAAGTCAATAAGAGAGAATGCTTTTAATGAAGGCGGTGCGTTTAGAGAGAACATTGCACAATCAGCAAATCCAGCATCTAGACAGAACTTAAATCAATTGAAGAATTTTCAAGTTCAAACATTTACTCCAAAATTCTCTCCTTTAGATCAAATAAATTATTTCAGCTCTAATCCTTTTACAGTTTCAGGAAAATAAAGAATGGAGACTTACTACAAATACGCTGAAAGGCAAGCAGATAGTTTTGTTAACTGGGGAGAAATCGGTAAGAATCTTACTGACATGCTTCAGAAAGAATTTCAAATCCGGGAGGAAAAGAAAGATGCTATTGACAAAGCCACCAGAGAGAGTTTAAAAACTTTATCTGATCAACCGACTGGGCAACATGAGGGACTAAACACATGGTCTTTAAAGTATGCAGATGAAGCTAGAGAGGCTATTCTTTTGCAGGATAGACTGTTGAAAAAGGGAGCATTAAAACTAAAGGACTATACCATTATGAGACAGAATCTCAACGATGGTACAGATGAATTATATTCAGCTATAAAGGGGTATCAAGATATCTTTAAAGTAAAGATGGATCGCCTTAGAAGTAGTGACCCAAAAAATAAATCTCAGCAGATTGAAGTAGACTTAATGTCTATGATAGAAGGGTTCTCAGATTTTTCTAAGTCAAAAGTTTTAATTGACCCAACAAACTTTACAGTAAGCGTTGGTATTATGGAGCCTGACCCAGAAAATGAGGGTGTAATGAGGGTAAGTAAAAATGTAGCTACTACAAGTTTCCTTAAGAAGATTCAGGATACAAGGTTTGATTACTTTGATTCTGAGGCAGCGGCTACTGAGACTGCTAAAAGCATAGGTAGTTATTTAACTACTGTAATTGGACAGGGGACTGGTTTAGAAGGACAAACTCTTACTGTGGAGAATGCATTAGCAAAGCCTGCTACTGAAAAATATATTCGCCAAAAAATAAAGTCTTACTTAAGCAATCCATATCATGTAACTTCAATACTAACTGAGGATCTTATAGAAGATGACAAAGAAAATCAATACGTGTCTAGTATATCTGGCAAGGAAGGCAATGTAATCAAATATGTTTTTGATGGTCAATCAAATCTTCCAATTGCTGTTCCAACTGAAGAGCAAATGAAGGCTGCTGAAGACTACATGTATGGAATGATTGTTGCTAAACTTGACTACAAACAAATAGAAGGAAGGTATTCAAAGCCTCAACCAAATATTGTAAAGGCTGATGAAACTCCTAGTGGAGGCGCAAGTTACGCTGAGAATATCCAGAAGTTCAAGGCTAAATTAAAAG